GTCTGGCGTGCAATATTATTGACGGCTTGTAGCGCACTCACCGTGAGAAAAAGGGCCAGCCAGATGCACCGGCTGGCCCCTGAAACAACAACCCAATGAGCAGACCGAAATTAGAACCGCAGCGAGAGCTGGGCGGAAACAGCAGAGCCGTCAGTCGTGGACGCGCCCGAGGTGATCTTGAGGCGGATATACCGCTCGCAGTCAGAAGGCAGGCGGCAGCGGTGGCTAAACGCAGCAGCGGTGGATCCGTCACCAGTTACGATTTTGCTGTAGATCGTCCGAGCCACAGCGGTAAACACGCTCGTAGTGGAACTCTCCACAATAAACGTCATCGTCCGAGTGCTCGGAAGGATGGTCGCGTTGATCGCGGGAGCGGCGACGTCAACCTCGATGTGTCCGGTCTTGAATGTGTCGGATCCGAGGTCAACCGCAGCGCCTGTCACCGTGGTGGACGCGGCGTTTGGAAGCGCCAGAGCCGACGGGTTAAGGCTCGCGTCCTGAATGTTGCGGGCAAATTCGTTAGGCATATATCAGAGAGTGAGAGCTTCGGTGTCGAGAATGCTGTCAGTGACGACAATCGGGACGCCGTCGTACTCGGTCGGAATCGCGGCGATGGCGGGCTGGTTCGGGCGATTGGTTCCCTGGCCCTGAAGCGTCACAGAGCGCGACGCCTGAAGCTGCCGACGGCTGCGGCGGCTCATAAACAGGTGCGTGGGCTTCACTCCGACCGGGAACTTGTTGAGCAGGTCAGCGAGCAGAATGTCGGTCAGGCCCTTGCCGCTGTCAGCGGTCAGCTTCTTGATGCGGCCCACGGCGTACTTGCTGTAGAACGCGGAACCTACCCAGCCCTCGACACTGTTTTTCCACGCGGTCAACTCCTTGCTGGATCGGGTGATGGTCTGCTTGCGCCATTCACCAATGTTCAGCACGGCGTTGTTTCCGGCGATCACCTCGAAGAACTTCGGAGCGACTACCACGGCGTAAACGCTCGATCCGGTGTCAGCGGTGGTGCCAGCGGCGTCAACCACCAGCGAGGAATCAACAACCTGCACGGCGCCAGGGAATCCCTTGGCGTCGCCACCGGTCCCCGTTCCGTACCAGAATTGCTTGCCAGAGGTCAGAAGGAAAGCGCGGCTATGGCCGTCCTCTTCCAGCATCAGGGAATGTTCCACGCCCTGTTCGTCGGAAGTGGCGACGGCGTTGTCCACCTCAAGCTGTCCGTCGTAGTAATACGTCTCGAACATCTTGTTTACGTAGGTGGACTTGGTCGGCTCAACTCCTTCGTTAGCACTGCGGAATCCGGTGGTCGGATAGGCGGTGCGGACGAGGGTGCGGAAGCTGGTGCCAGCGATCTGCCGAGCCGGGAACAGTTCAAGTTCCGGCGCGGCGTTCAGGTTCTCCTCGATCAACCCGACGGAACGGTCAGAACCGTTCATCTTGGCGATGTCCAGGAGGGTCAAATAAGCGTAGGCCATGGTGGTGGTGTGTTACCTTTGAAAGTTACTTCTTGGAGATTTCCGCCTTGATTGCGGCTTGAACGGCGGCGAGACCCTTGGGGCTGGAATCGGCTTTGCCTTCAGCAGTAGGGCGGGCGTTAGGCGGAACTCCAGCCTTGGCAGCAATCGCGACGGCCTGCTTGCTGGGGTTCTCTTCCAGGGCCTTCAGCGCGGTCTCGGCGGCTTCCTTCGCAGCGACGGCAGCGGCAACCTCAGCGGACTTGGCTTCGTTCGCGGACTTAACATCAGCGGCAGCCTTATCAGCGTCAGCCTTAGCGGTGGCGACTTCGGCGTCCTTCGCGGTGACGCTGGCCTTGAGGGAATCCCGCTCAGTCTCACATGCGGAGAGTTTGAGCTTCAGGTCGGCAGCTTCCACGCGGGAGGCAGCCAGATCATTCGCGAGAGCTGGAGCGCCCTTAACCGTGGCGAGAATCTCCTGAAGCAGTGTACCGACTTGAGCGAGCGTCATCCTACATAAGCGCAGGATGCGAATTCATCTCGCTGCAAACCTACATTCCACCCAATGATTTCGCGGCTTCCACGGCTTCACTGATATTGCGCACAACCTCGTCGGCAAAACCGGAGTCGATAGCCTGTTGGCCTGAAACCGTGCGACCGTCTAGCAGCTCGATGTCAACCTCTGGTCGGAACTCAACCACTGCGGTTCGGAACTGGTCGCCCAAGGCGTCAACCTCGCCCTGAATCGTGGCGCGCTGCAATTCGCTCAGGCTGGTTCCAGGGTATCCAGCCGCCTTGTTATCTCCGGATTTGAAGAGTTCTGTCTTGACCCCTAGTTGCTCATACATCGCGGACACGTCGAGCAAAGCGGAATAGACACCCACGGACGCGACGGTTGCCGTCGAGCGGATCAGGATCAAATCAGAGCTTGCGGCGATCCAGTAGGCAGCTGAACAGCAGTCCCCGCCGGTGTAGGTCACCACGGGTTTTCTCATGCCGGCTACAAACTCGGCAAGCTCAACGGATCCATTGATTGCCCCGCCCGGACTGTCGATGTCCAGCACGATAGCCGACACGTTGTTGTCAGCCTCAGCCTCAGCCAACATTTCCTCGATCTCCTCGGTATCCGTAGCCCAAGGAAACCAGCCCTCACAGTCGCGCATCAGAACGCCGCGAATTGGAATGACGCAAACCGATCCGCCTTGCGTGGCTTCCGGCTCTCCGTTGGTCATCTCGCAGGCGTCATCCTCGTCGGAATCGTCACCGCGAATGCGCGAGATGCGACGGCATACGGTGGCAAGGCTTGAGAACCGTGCGGCAATGTGATCGTCTGGAAATCGGATGGGTTTCATTGTGCCGGTTGGTCCTGCGCTGGGTCTGCTTGCGATTGGTTGTTTTGCGTGAGCGTGAACAACTGCATCGGGTGCAGAAGGCCAAGGTGAACCATTGCTTCCTGCATGGTGATATCAAACTCGGCAGCGATCTCTTTAGCGCGGGTCAGCTTGTCGCGGAGTTCCTTTGCCTTCTGCTTGTTCACGTCCTGCCACCAAAGACCGGAAGCTGCGCAAGCATCCGCCTGAGTCCCGAAGCCTGCGGTCGTCTCGTTGATGTTGGTCTCGGATTCATACTTGCGGTCGGCGGTGATCCTTCGCGCAAACTGATATTCCCACTTCCACCACTCGTCGTTATGCGGGATGCGCCCATTCTTGATGGCTTTCGCGATGCGCCAAGCGTCAATCCACTTGCGGCGCCGGACGGTGATGCTGCGCAGGGTGTCGAGCGTGGAGTTGATGTTATCGACCACCACGCGCATGGACGCTCCGCCGATGCGAGTTGCATCAAGGAAGAAGTCAACAGACCAACCCATTGCGTGGATTGCCTTGCGGATAACATCAGCGGAGAACTCCCGCTGGTTCATGGTGGGACGGTCCCCGATCGGGATTTCCCACTTGCTGTTAGATCCGGCGCGGAAATAGCGAGTTGTCCCGCCTTCGATTGACTGACCAAAGATTGGAGCCGTTGCCGCCTCTGTTGCGGTTGCTTCACTTCCGGGCGTGATAATGTTGGAGATTCCCGGGTCTGCCATCCCGGTTTCGTTGTGCTCCAATACCGTCGTGCTCGCGAAATTCTTCTGCGCAATCAGTTCAAGGCGTCGGCTTTCGTGCGTGTCCTGAATCCCGATTGCTGAAGCTCCGAGCCATGAGAACCCGCGCACTTGGTCCGAATACTTCGGGTGGAAATGCAGCCGCATGTCGTTGACCGAGTAGTCAACATCCTGCTCTGGCTTGTCGCCCATCACCCGGTAGCCGAGCGTTTCCAGGGAATCACCGACGATCACGCCGTCAATGATGCGCCTGCCTTTAAACTGACCCGATTTAACTTCCTCGTCGCCGTAGCTGTACGTGCGCGTTCCAATGCGATGCGCCGGGATAAGCTGCGTCTTAGGGTCTCCGTTTTCATCTTCGGTGATGATCTCCGCAATATCCCCGTCCCGAATGACTTGTAGCGCAATCAGGCGGTCCTGATCGGCCATTGTGAAGGGCCACCCCCTGACATCAATCCACTTGTCGTTTTCGTACAGCCAAGCCTCTGCCGTGGTGCCCCACTCGGTATCCTCACCATCGAACTGAGGTGTTACAATCTTGGTCGCAAGGCTGGACATCTGATCCAGCACGCCCATGACAACTTCGTCTCGCTGATAGAGGTGGCGGCCCACCGTCAGAAGCCTGCGCCGGTCTTCAGGTCCAACCAGTGAATGCGCGTCGCGGTTTGCGTTCTGGAACTGTTCCCGCTGAACGCTGATCTTGGCGGCATCAGCAAACCCTGGAAGCGTGGATCCAAAATAGTTTGGCCCGGTATTAGCCCCACGCCTATCAACGATCTTGTACGGGTTCGTTGCCATTACCGAGGCCCTCCGTAAGTCATAACCGTGCGTGTCGGAATGGTGATGGAATCAATCGGGTATGCGGTGGGATCCAGTTTGTTAAGAGCCTGAAGCAGAAGCGTCAGCCGCTGCGTCGGGCCGATGGTCATAATGCGCCCAAACTGCGCCTCCCCTAGTCCGCCGCTGATTGTGGACATTCCGCCCGCGATCTCGTCTTGAGTATCGCGCAACCTCTCCTCAAGCCACGCCTGATCGCGTCCGATGAACGGATTAAATGCCAC